CTATAATCCCGCCCGGCTGTAGTCTTTGTCTAGGACCAGACGTGTACCACTCATAAGCCGATTCTAACGACTTAGGAGATAATGCGTCTTGCTCTGAGTGTGGGTCATCAATAATAAGTAAATCAGCACCACGACCTGTAATCGCACCACCAACACCAGCATAGAACGACTCACCTTCTTGGTTTGTGGTCCATCGACCAGCTGATTTGTTATCTGCCTGTAACTTTAACTCAGGAAATATGTGTTGGTACTCCTCACTGTCTATTATGTTTCTAACCTTACGTCCAAATCGCACAGCTAATTCAGCGGTGTGAGTGGTTTGTATAATCTTTAGATCACCTCTTTTGCCCATCATCCATGCTGGAAAGTAGGTAGATGCAAATTCTGATTTAGAGTGTCTGGGAGGTAAACACACAATCAATCGTTTTAATTTACCTTGTGCTATTTTGTTAAACTTGTCGCCTATGATCTTATGGTGTCTGCCTTCTATAAATTCAGGCCACAGATGCTTTACAAAACTTATAAAATCTTTTTGACAGCTATCTTGCTTATCTATTTGATCGTAGCGATGTAAAAGGGCAAGAGCTTCTGATTTGTCTTGTTCTGAAAGTATGTCAAAGTCTTTAAAAGATACTTCTTTCATAAGAAACGGGTCAAGCAACTAGGTAGTGACATAGTAGCCACCTGACCCTAAACACATAGTGTCTGTAGTCAGTATAGTGCATTTATGTAACATGCTAAACCTCACTCCACTCTTTACCTTGAAATAATAAAGCTTCTGCTTCTCGTCTGCGTATCAAACCGTCTAACACCTCACCATTAGCCTTGTTCCATCTTTTCATCTGTTGTGGCACTTCATCATACTTACCTTCGTTCAAAACACGAAGCATGGTAGAACTACCTAAGTTGGATGGCCCTAAGTTGTAAACCCACGCACACATAGAATCATATTGGCTTTGATTAAGGTCAACATCAACCATGTCGTTAATATAACTTTCATACTCAATCATTTCTTCTTGTAAAAGATAATCGGCTTCGTCTTTGTTTATTTTGTCGCCTTCTTTTACGTCTTTAGTGTGCCCATAGCCTATGGTCCATACGCCAGCTGGACACAAATAAGCTTCTAGCTCACAACCTTCAAACTTTTTAATTAGCGCTAATCCTTCTTTTGATATTTGCATGTTACTCTCCCCAAGTTCCATCTTCCAAAACTTTGCCTGTTTTGGTTCCACCCCAGTATTCAACTGCGTGTTTTTCTTTAATAAGCTTTTGGCAAATATCTTCTCCATCAGCTGTATAAGGTATGCCAAGAATCCTTCCATATTTTCCCTTCCCAAGAGATTTAATTCTAAATGTGCCTTCGCAAAGCTCTTTAAGTCTTTCTTTCGCTTTTAGACCTAATGCTTTTTCTTCTAAATTTCTAGTACGGCTCTCTGGTGTATCTATTCCAGCCAACCGGACTCTTTGTTTGTGTAGTTTTACGTCAAAACCAAGGTCTAAAATGCAATCAAAAGTGTCACCATCAACTATGCGATCTAGCGTAGCTCTATATACAAATTCATCTGGTGTCTTACTCATCTTCTTTTTCCTGTGGTTTGTCTAATTCTCTATAGTATTTGATTATAGAAAGTATGTCTTTGGTATAACGAGTTATTTCTGCCATATCCATACTAAGATTTTCGTATTCTTTGCTAGATAATGCGTAATAAGCTTTTCTAGGTGCTTCACCTTTTTCAACCAAATCTAAATACTCTTGCATAAGTTCTGGTGTAATTATCTCCCAATCTACTTTGGTAAGAGACATAGGGTAAGGTAACGGTGGGTGATACAACGGTGCTCTCTCTGCAATGCTTCTCACTTCCACAGGTTTGATTGGTTGCATCAAAGAGCAACTGGCCAACAAAATACTTAAACTAATTAGTGCTAGGTTTTTCATCAAATTGATTTGGATTACTTAAATTCTCTAAAGTAGTCATCACTCTGTTTGAGGCTTTATTCACACGACTTTGCAACATACCCGGTTTAGCTAGTGCCAACTCATCTAAGTCGTGATTAGCAAATGTTTTTCTAAGTCTATTTACGTCTTCCATAGCTGCTCTTTTATCATTTTCTAACTGATTAAGTTGTGCTTGTTGGTTCTTTTGTTCTGCTAAATAGTTTTGTATTGATTCGTTTTGTTTTTCTATTTCAGTTTCTAAAACTAATTGATTGCCTTTTAACGTGCTGATTTGATCTGCTTGATAATCTATATACCATGCAGAACCAGCAACAGAAACGACTAACAAGCCTCCGAGTATTAAACTTAACTTCATGCCCATGTATATACTTTTAGCGCTTTTGCTTTACCTTTTACTTTTAAATCTGGTAGTGACTTTAACACATATCTACAATTTTGTGCTGTTTCGTGCCCAATCAGTGTGCTTACACCAGCTTCCTTAGTTCCTGACTCTAGGCGAGCTGCTACGTTGCAAGGGTCACCAATTAAACTAAACGCAAACCTATCTGTAGCTCCAAAATTTCCAGCAACGCAAATTCCGCTGTTTACTCCCACGCCCACTGCAACCTCTGGTATGCCTTCTTCAACAAATTTTTTGTTTAGCTCGCGCATGTTTTCTTCCATTTGTATGGCTGCATCCAGTGCAAGATTATGATGATCTTCTTGCGGTATGATTGTGTTCCAATGGTACATGCCCGCATCGCCGATGAATTTATCCGTAACGCCCATATACTGGTTGACTGCTTTTACCTGTGCATCCAGTACAGAGTTCATTATATAAGTGACCATTTCTGGCTCTACTGACTCAGAAAGGCTCGTAAAACCCCTTAAATCGGTGAAAATTATCGAACAATCGACCCTAGCACCATTAATTTGGCACAGTTCGGGATTTAAGATCAACTTTTTCACCATACGAGGGTCTAGGTATTTACCAAACTGCTGTTTTATGAGCTGTCTGGCCTTGTATTGTTCTCTAAAACGCAAGTAAAAAGCTGTAGCTCCTGTAATAAACTGTGAGATTAAGGCCCAAGTAACATCAACTAAAACACCTTGTTGTATGGTCCAATAGCCATAGTAAGCCGTAGCAGTCATTACAACAGCTCCTATACTAATACCAAGAGTTATACCAAAAGCGTTCAACACAAGCCATATAAGGACCATTGAAGACAATAAAATCATTACTTCTACAGCCAGAGCATAATCTGGTACGTAAGGACTATTTTCTATAAGAATTGACTCAGCTAGAGCTGCTTGTATTTTATGTGGCTCTAATAAACCTACAGGAGTTGCCAGCTGTGGCATAATGCCTTTGGCTGTAAAACCTACAAATACAAACTTGTTTTCTACGTCCATAGTTGCCAAGTCTGTTTGTGGTGTATCTACCCAACTTATCCACTTACGGCCCAAACTGTCTACTGGTACGGGTGGCAGACCTTTGACTATAATTTCTTGTATGCCATTTTCGTTGGTTTTTATAATGTAAGTATCAGAATTACCAGCTAAAATCTTTAAAACTTCGGTCCCAAACGCTGGTACGAACCCATCAGGTGTTCTGAGCAGTAGAGGTAATCTTCTTACCAAAGAATCAACCTCTGGCCTAGCTACTGCAATGCCTTGATTGGCACTTTCAGCCAGTATGGGTATGTTTTGTGTCACGCCTGTAGCTACTGTGCCACCTTGGTCTGGACCCATTATTACAGTTCCGCTGGTTTTGGGGTAAACATCTTTGTCATTCTCAAACATAGCAAGAACACTAGAAGATTGTGCCAGTGCATTTGCAAATGCCGCATCACCTGTATCACTGAATCTACCTTTATTCGGAAAGGTGACAACCCATCCAACACCTATTGCTCCTCTATCTATAATCTGCGTCTGTATTTCAGAGAGCCTTTGTCTGGATAACGGATAGCCACCCTCGTTATTTATATCATCATCCGTAATATTTAACACCGTAAAATAACCACTTTCTTGTTGTTTTGGTAATAAAGCATCAAAGGTCTTGAGTTTGCCCACCTCTAGTGGTGTTGCTTGATATATAAAAGGCAAGGCTAAAACTGCAAATAAGCTTATAGGTATAAGTTTTTTAATCATACTGTGTGATTGTTAATGTTTTGGTGCAACTAGACACACAGTTATAGGTAGCTGTAAAAGATTTATCGTTGGCTCCTGATTGTGTAACGTCTACGTTATAGTCGTCAGTATAAAAATTAAGTCTGGCCGTGTGATCTCCAGAACCTGATTGTGTAATACTGGCAACACCGTTGTCAGCGTCCGAGTACCACCATATATCTGCATCGTGAGCTCCCGTACCAGATTGTGTGATAGTAGAGCTGTTATTGTCAGCATAATTATAATTGTACACATATGCGTTATGAGCTCCTGTGCCACTTTGTGTGATTGTTGTGTCTGCGTTATCACCAAAAGCATACATTTTCGCGTATTTAGAATTGCCAGTTTGACTTATCGTATATGCGTTATTATCTCCAGCCATAAGTATTTCGCCGTGGTTAGAATTACCGTTTTGCGTAATTATTCCTGTATTGTCATCTTTATCTAAATCCAAATAACCGTAGTTGTTATCGCCGTTCTGTGTAATTGTAAAAGTGTTGTCTTCGTGATTGGACCATTGCGAATAAGCTTTAGTGGTGTTGCCGTAGCCAGTTACGTTTAAATTTACAGTTGCTCTGGTGCAAGTGTGAGTCGTATACACTCCATTACTCAAACCACAATAAACCGTAGCATTATTGGTATAACCAACTTGTTTTATGTTGATTAAACTGTCGTTACCTTTTTGCTGTACTGTTATTGTATTATCACCAGCACTTATAATACAGCTAAAGCTAATCAGACTGATTAATAATAATCGTGCCATCGCCACCTCCATTTACGGTTATATCTATGAATTTACCAGCTGATAAAATCTGTATGTTGTATGCACTTGTTTTTTCTATTTGTAAGTCTATCGTGTTTTCTACGCTTCTGTAAAACGTCAACATCTCACCATCAACGTAGGAATACACTTGCGCTTTTTGGTCATATCCAGCTCGTATGCCTTCTATAGTGACATCGCCAATCCTAGATATTTCTTCCTCACCCTCTATAAACGCCAACAAGTCTATTAAAAAATCTACACTCAGTAGATCGATAGATAACCTATCTATTTCTAACTCATCTTCTTCTAGCTCATCTTCATCAAAATTTTCTTCTAAAAAGTCTACATCCAATACATTAGATGATCTGGCGTTTTGATCTTCTATTGCTTGCTCTACTTCGTCTGGTGGATTTATTATTAAAAGGTTGTTTATCAAGCCAAGTGTCATATTTACTAGCGTCACTGGTTTAGTGGGTGGTGCTTCTGAAACGCTTACCATGGTTGCTTGAAAGGGTTTGTCTAATATCTCAATACCAGCAGCTGTTTCAACAGTGATTATTCCTGAACTATTGCCGTCTTCATCTGGTAAAAGAATAACTAAACTTCGTCCAATTTCATCAACTGTTGTAGTAAAATCGGTACCTAATACCGAAACGGTTGCAGAAGGTGTCTTTATGGACACATTTTTTTTATCTATCTTGCCTAATTTACCTGTAATAAAACGCGCTGTGCCGCTGGCCATTCTTAGAGCAAGCTTAGATTTACTGGGATTGGGGTCGTAGATATACTCATCTACTACAATTCTGGACCTTTCTGTAAGTTTGATTACTGAGTCATCAAGAAACTGTATGGCCATACGACCATTACCAGTACGCACATCATCATTACTAAGTATGCCGAGAGAAAGTTCAGCTAGTAGCTTATCTCCGTTTTGACTGCGTAGTACCTCACCATTTCCACGCAGTTCAGATATAGAACCTATATCCGCATATATAGAACTAGATACTAACCCTATCAGCAACCAGTAGTGCATTGGTCAATATTTATTGTGCCGCTTGTTGAAGCTGCGACAATATTAATTGTGTCCGTTACACCTGATGCGCTTGTGGTTTGGTCAATGTCTATATTGTTACTATCACCAGTTATGCTAGCCGTTATTGATTTATCGTCAGTTCCAATCTGAGTTACATCAATGTCGTTTGAGTTTCCATCAATAGTCCAATTATTGACTGCGCCTATAACCTCACTTCTGATATTTAAATCATTGGTGTTACCAGTTATAACGGCATCAAAGTTTCCGCCTGTAGCAGCACTTGAACTACCTTGCAACCAAGTCAATACGTTAGTATTACCTGTTGCACTATAGTCAAA